CAGACAACACTAATGACGCATGGTGGTCGCCAGCTGGTTACAACCGTGGTCAGATTAAAAACGTTGTTAAACTTGCATATAACCCAAGACAAGCTGACAGAGATCTATTGTATGTCAACGGAGTCAATCCAGTTGTTACATTCCCTGGCCAGGGAACTGTATTGTATGGCGATAAAACTTTACAGTCAAAACCATCAGCATTCGATCGTATTAACGTTCGTAGGTTGTTTATTGTTCTCGAAAAGGCAATTTCACTTGCCGCTAAATATTCACTATTCGAGTTCAATGATACATTTACTCAAAATCAATTCAAGAACACTGTTATTCCTTACCTCCGCCAAATTCAAGGAAAAAGAGGTATTACAGACTTCTTGGTTGTTTGCGACGCAACGAACAATACTCCTGCTGTTGTTGATGCCAATCAATTTGTTGGCGATATTTACATCAAACCAGCAAGAAGCATCAACTTCATCCAGTTGAACTTCGTAGCAGTTGGAACTGGTGTTCAATTCTCAACAGTTGTTGGTCAGTTTTAATAAATAATTGAAACGCTCAAAGGAGTATTAACATATGTTTAATATTAACGAATTTAAACAAAATGGTCTAGTCGCTGGCGGCGCTAGACCATCCCTCTTCAAAGTATTATTAACTCCGCCAGGTAAGCTAGGATTACAGCAAAATTTATCTCAGCAGTTCTCTTTCGTTTGTAGAGCTGCAGAGCTACCAGCTTCTGAAGTTGCTTCTTTTGACATTCCATATTTCGGAAGAAAAGTAAAATTAGCTGGCGATAGAACTTTTGCTGATTGGCGTGTGACAGTAATGAACGATGAAGATTTCCGTATGAGATCTATGTTTGAGTATTGGTCAAACTCAATAAATAGCATGGAATCAAATATTAGATATCTAACTGCAGAATCTTATAAGTCACCAATTCAGATTTATCAATATTCTAAAGATGGAAATATCATTAGAGGTTACGATATGGTTGGTGCTTTCCCAACTGTTGTTGATGCTATCTCTGTAGATTGGAATTCAACTAATCAGATTGAAGAATTTACTGTAACATTCTCTTATGATTATTGGCTACCACTTGACGAAATTAGCGATATTACATTCTTTAATGATGCTACTACACCAAAAACTATAGATTAATAATTTTTATTTTGATGAGAGGGGAGACATTCTCCCCTCATTTTTGGAGAATTAAATGGCAGAAACTATTCCTTACACTTACCTAATAGGATGGTCAGATCTAGACGTATGGTATTACGGTTGTAGGTTTGCCAAAGGATGCAATCCATCAGATTTATGGAATAGTTACTTTACTTCTTCGAAATATGTAAAAGAATTTGTTGATTGTTTTGGGCCTCCAGATGTTAAAGAAATACGTAAAATTTTTATTAATACAAAATCTGCTCGTATTTGGGAAAATAAAGTATTAAAAAGAATGAAAGTTGTAGATAAAGATAATTGGATAAATAAAACAGACAATATTTCTATAGATCCTAAATTGGCTGGTCATGGAAAAGGAAAATATTGGTTAGGAAAAAATAATTCGAATCATTGTAGATTTGGAACAAAAATGTCAGAAGAAAATCGTGAATTATTAAAATATAAAAGATCTGAACAAACAAAATTAAAAATGAAAATTTCTAGAAAAAAATTATTTGAAAATGGTTTTATTTCGCCAAATCCTTCCCTCAGAGAAGATGTTAAAATAAAAATGTCAAAAACTCGCAGAGAAAAAGATTTAGCTAAAGGCGAAAACAATGGTATGTATGGTAAACAACATTCCGAAGAAACTAAGTTGAAAATGTCTTTAGCTGCTAAAAACAGAAAGAAAAAGTGATATGGTAAGTTTATTCGGTTTCGAATTCAAGCGCAAAGTTAAAGACGCAGATCCACTTCCCTCGTTTGCTCCCAAGGATTCAGATGATGGTGCAGTAGTCATTGCGGCTGGAGGCGCTTATGGTACATATGTTGACCTTGATGGCACAGTAAGAACAGAAGCAGAATTAGTAACAAAATATCGTGAAATGTCTTTGCATCCAGAGTGCGATGCAGCAGTTGATGAAATTGTTAATGAATCTATTTCTATTGACGAAGAAAACATTGTAACAATTAATTTAGATGATTTAAAATTATCTGATAATATTAAAAAAGCAATTAACGAAGAATTCGAAAATTGTTTAAATATTTTAGATTTTAATAATCATGCTTATGAAATTTATCGCCGTTGGTATGTTGATGGTAGATTATATTATCATGTAATTGTTGACCCAAAAGACCCAAAATCTGGTATTAAAGAAGTAAGATATATTGACCCTAGAAAAATCCGTAAAGTTCGTGAAATTTCTAAGAAAAGAGTTGCATCTGAAAATCCTGGAGATGCATCAATTGGTAAAGTTGTTAACGAATATTTTATTTTTAACGACAAAGGTTTCAACTATGGCAATAAAGTAGTTGGCCCTTCAACTACAGGTTTGAAAATTGCGAAAGATTCTGTACTTCATATTGTTTCTGGTCTTACTGATAACCAAGGGACTATGGTTCTTTCTTATTTGCATAAGGCCATCAAAGCACTAAATCAATTAAGAACTCTTGAAGATGCTTTAGTTATTTACCGTTTATCGCGTGCCCCTGAAAGAAGAATTTGGTATATTGACGTTGGTAATCTACCAAAAATGAAAGCTGAGCAATACGTTCGTGATATTATGGTTAAACATAAAAACAGATTAATTTACGATGGTAGTACTGGCGAAGTAAGAGACGATCGTAAATTTATGACCATGTTAGAAGATTATTGGTTACCACGTAGAGAAGGTGGTAGAGGCACAGAGGTTACTACTCTTCCTGGAGGTCAGACTTTAGGCCAGATGGATGATGTTTTATATTTTCAAAAGAAATTCTTAAATTGCCTTAACGTTCCTATTTCAAGATTAAATTCAGATGCATTATTTTCTGTTGGTCGTGCCACTGAAATTACCAGAGACGAACTAAAGTTTGCTCGTTTTGTTATTCGTTTAAGAACAAAATTTACTAATCTTTTTATTAAAATGTTAGAAAAACAATTAGTTCTTAAAGGCATTATGACTGTAGAAGATTGGGAATCAATTGTTGGTGATATTAGATTTGATTACGCCAAAGATAATTATTTCACAGAACTTAAAGATGCTGAAATTGCACAAAATCGTATTCAGTTAGTTTCAGCGTATGATCAAGCTGGTCTTATCGGCAAATATGTTTCTCATGAATATATCCGTAAACAAGTCATGATGCAAACAGATGATGATATTGAAGATCAAGATAAAATAATTAATGAAGAAAACAATTCTGGTGACGTTAGATGGATTAATCCTGCTATCGAGCAAAATGTTCAATTGATGAATCAGATGCAAATGGATCAACAAAACGACCAACAGCAAATGATTCCACAAGATCAAGAACAACAAGATCCAGAAGAAGAAAAGAAAATGGAATCAATCAGACAGGCTATGATTACTGTTGATCAAATGAAACAAAAAGGCAAAGAAAATCGTTCTATGTCAGACGAGGCCAAATACAAATCAGCATTACAAATTATCGCGAAAAATAAAAATATGTTGTCTCAAATGGGTCAACCACAATCAGCAGCCCAATCAGGAGTTAAATGATGGATGATAATAAATATAGTGTAACAGATTTAATTTCTAATGCTTTTGATCAGAAACCTATAGAGTTTGAAAATACTTTTAGTTCTTTGATGGTTGATAGGTTAAGGTCAGCAGTAGAAACAAAAAAACAAGAAATTGCCACATCGATGTTTAACACGACAGGGGCAGAAACAGAGGTAGAATAATGTCAAAGCATCTTAGATCAATCGTAGAAGCCGACAAACGCTTAGAAGGTGTTAAGAAGTCAGAAGTTGAAGACGCAGAAGTTTATGGCGGCAAAGATGCTTCTGTAAATGTTAATGATCCTTCTACAGTAGAGCTTACAAAAAAGCACAAAGTTGAAAAACATGATAGTCGTGCTGGTAACAAAGGCGATGTATTTTCTGGCGATAAGCAGAAAAACGTTCTCGATGATCCAAGAAATGCTCGTATGAAACCTGCCAAAGATCAGTACGAAAGCGTTAACGAAGATAAAGAATGCAACCATACTCCCCCAAGCGTCAAATGCCCTAAACATGGAAATAGCGATTGTTCCGGAGTTACTGGAAAAAGCAAACACCTTTTGATAGATAAAAAAGAAATTAAAGAAGCTACTAATGATGCTCCTGAAGAATCATCAATGGTTCGTACGGAATTAAGAGCAATTGTTGATAAAGCAAATGCAATGTTAAATGCTCTTAAAAAAGACAAAGACATTGAACCTTGGGTTCAAGCAAAAATTGCTAATGCTAAAGGAATGCTTTGTGGCGCTCATGATTATATGATGTATGGAGAGACAAACGAAGAAGTAGAAGAAGAGCAGATTAATGAAGTTCTAACTAAGAAAACTTCAGTTTCCGCAATCATTCATGACTTCGTCCATTCAGACAATCCTAAATTCAAAGGTAAATCAAAAAAAGAACGTCAGAAAATGGCATTAGGAGCATATTATAGTATGCATCCAGAAAA